CTCACCACGTTTGATGTGACTGATAATCGTTTCGTTCAGATGTTTCTTTTGTTCAATATCGGCTGGTCTGTTTGACATAACGATACGCCGTAAGTTTTCATCCGGACGTAACATTATCAACGGTTCTGCGCTCATTACCGACTTTTTGACAACAACATAATCAGGGTTCTGTATTACCAATCGTGACCACATTGCCTTGCTTTCATCCAGTTCAGCATAAACAAATGCTTCACCTAATAGCCAATACTCTTGTGCTACTTGTGTGCACACATTCAATAGGTCAATCTCTTCAATCATCGTATTGAAGAACTTTTCAACCTTTTTATTCTTGCACTTGATTGTTAGTTTTGATATTGGATAGGTGGAATGTAGTGATATTGCGTTTTGCACCCATGGATGCAACGCAAAGAATGAGCGGCACCACGAGTTGATTGTTGCTCTATCTCGTGGTAGATTGAGATTGGAGTTTAGCCAAAGTGGGGAATAAACTCCGCTGATCTGGCGGGTCACATCACCGGAACTTCCTCGCCAATTTCCAGAACCACCATCACCAGTAACGCCTCCACCATAGTTAGCTTTTTTCGTAATAGCTAACTGGGATGGTGCATATGCGCCTATTACTGATGGTAACTTTTCTTCTGTTGGCGGTGAAGAACCATCACGGAACAAATTTTGGCGAACTTCACCAGCTAACGCATTCTTACGATACTCGCTCACACCTTTATACATGTTTGGAGACACAATCGGTGGCAGATCTCTTTGTTGTAGAAACTTCTGGCTTTTTGAGATAGTCATTGGTTATTCCATAATCTATATATCAACTCATTCCTCACTTATAGGTAATCTTTCTTTTGCCAAAGTTAGGGAGATACATAGATAATACTGCTGGTTTTTGTTCAACACCAATCTCTTTCATTATCATGGGATTTTTGATATTGAAGCCTTCACTAATGTAAAACTTATAGGCGATGTAGGCATTCAATAAAGCCATAAACCCATCGTTATTGCCGCTTTTGACATATATTGGCCTAACATCGCCGGTTCTTGATATTGATGGTTTTATTTCCATATTAGTGCAGTGGGATATTAGCCAGGCGAGCTGTTCATAGTTGCCAAAAGGAAATCTAATCAAACCTTTCTTCATCTGCTCATAGATATCAGCAATCCAAAAGTCTTTTTCGAAGGAGATCGTTTTTGGAAACACTTGATCATTGAACTTTGCTTTTTCATTGACTTTTGGAAGTGCTTGTGACGAAAGAAGTTTGCCACCATACATGTTTTGTAGATCTCCAGATATATGATACGAGAACCCAATATCATTTACTGCCAATGTGATTGAATACTTTTTCATTAGTTGTGCGATTAGATCTTTTGTGTATTCTGTATCATTGCGTTTGAACTTGATTGCAAACTCTATGTTTAGTTTATGCGCTCCAGATGAAGAAATGACAACTGCGGTTGAATATGATTGTCCCCCAGAAGTTCTTCGCTCATCGGGTGACAGCTGTTCAAGATCTGACTTAGCGCCAAAATCAATGCCAAGAAAGGTGAGAACATCCTCTTCTTGAGATATTGATGCGCGAAACTTTCGCTCTGGATCTCCGCAGAGTTCACGGATCTGATCTGGTGATATAATACCAGCTTCACCATGATAAAACTCGCCGAGGACTTCATTTTGATACATTCGCTCTGTGTTGATTGGAGATTGTCCTGGTTTTTCGGAAAGGATCTTTTCTTTGGTGAAGTCAGGAACAAATAGTTGATTGATATGGAAGCCGATAAACTTGGCATCGCTAACTGGTTTTGTTGCAACCCACTTGCCATTTTCCGTGGCATCTCGTTTATCCTGATCAAAACCACAATGTGGGCATCTCACTGTAAAGTGATATAGCCAGGTGTTTTCCCATGTATCGTCACCGGCACAATACAATGGAAACAAAGCTTTACATTTACCGCAACGAAGATGAAAGTATTGCTGCGTTGACTGATTCCACATTTGCCAGTATTCGGAGCCTCGCTGCAACGGGGTTCCGAAATACACCTGCACACCATTGCCAACTGGACCATATTTGGCTGTTGTCAAAATTTTTGTTGCATTACCCAAAGCTTGGGCTGGCATCATTTGAACTTCATCAGCAAAAAATACATCCGCTGTTCGGCCTCTTATTCTACCACCATCCATGCCAATACTATCAATCCAAAGATGGTTTCCGCCTAAAAACTGCTTGAAGGATAAACTATCGTTAGTTGGCGAGCTTGTATCTAGCATTGACTGCACGAATGGCTTTTGTTTTTTAGTTGTATCATTTAGATCTCCAACCAACTTTGATCCTGATATCATTGCCGATAACTTTACCTTGGAAAAAGCGGCAGCATACTCTAAATATGGAAAGGCATGAATAACTCGCATAGGTGGATTAGAACCATTGCCAAAATGACCACAAGTCATAAAATAAAGCTCGAGTGCCGTGGCAAGTGTAGTATTATGAGTAGGAATAAATGAACGAGTGATTAGAAACTGATGTGATGGAGATGAAACGGTAATGCATCGCATTGGCACCGGATCAATAGGTTCAACATTTACAATATAATGTTGTTCTCGTTTTTGACATTGGTTTATATGGCGTATTCTATCTGATTTTCTTTGCAATCTAAAAACTGGTAGTTCAGTTGTAAAAGTTAGCCTATATCTATCCTTACATCGTTTGTTATATAACCAACTTTCATTTTGATTTACGCGTGTTTTTATACCTAAACTTTTGATCAATATTTCGACTTGTTTGGCTAATGCTGGTAAAACGGTGCAATATTCTATTAGCCCTTTTTCTGTGCATGATCCATCGGTATCTAGCAATCCCTGCAAAAGTGATAATCTTTGTTCATATGATGCTATTAGATATTGATCCGGAATATGTTTATTTCCTATTAGGTTATTTTCTTTTAGTTCTTTTTTTAGTTTGCCTTGCTTGTATCGCTGTCTGCCATTTTCTTTTTCCTCACATAAATATCCTATTCTATATTTGTGTGATTTAGATATATTGGCTGTTCTAAAACATAGTATAGTTGAGTATCCAGCTTTATTTATTTCATTTAGTATTTCGGCATCGGCACATTCTATGTATCCACCATTTGTCAATCCATCACCTAACCAACATCCCAAAACATATGGATCTATTGGCAGATTTTTATATGAATAGTTTATAGGTTTAGCACATTGTATTGAATGATTTACTTCCGTCTTTGATGTTTTAGTTAGTAAGGTATCGTATATTTGTTGAGTTGTTCTAACTTCTGGAAAACAACGAGGATTTTCTGCTCTCCTGGATGAACGCCTTGCTGATTTATCCCATGTAATCCATTGATGATCGGCACATGCATCAACCGTTGTTCTATCATCAAAAGTTATACGATACGATTTTGGCTGCAAATCGATAGGGTGCAGTTGTAAAACCTTGCAGATGTTGCCGCATTCATCAAACAACTCATCGCCTTCTTGCAGATCTATCAACTTTACAAAACCATTAGGTGTTGGTAGTTCTGTATCCAAAGCTAACATTTTACCAACCTGACGTGCCGCAACAATAACTGTTGGTAATGCACTTTTTTCCAATGCTTTTATACCAATACTACGATACATTTCTGCAAAAGGCTTATAGCCACTACTATGCAAATCGAATTTTTTGCCTTCGATAGTTAGATAGTTTTCTGCGAAATAAACAGGATCTATTGTCAATAAACGATCGGTTAGATTTTGAAGAACTGAACTATTATTGTCTGACAACTTTACCTTTCAATATTATTGAGAACCGTCTCTGGCTGGTGATAAAATCATCAAAGGATCGTCTACAACATTCTTATCAACAGATACATCAACTTTACCCAACTGATTATCATTAGAATGCATCTGTTCTGTATCCTTATTCGCTTCACCAATCTTGAATGAAATATAATGTTGCACTTCTTCTGGGAGCGTATCTTCAATATCAAGTTTCTTCCTGATTTGATTGATTTTGAGGGCATCGTGAATAACGGCTTCAACACTTGTTCCTTTATGCCCATCTACATAGTTATCAATAAATGTTTTTAGTTCTGGTATACTGGCAAATGTTTTTACTTGTGGAACGGCTGCTTCTTGCATAGTAAGTTGAGCTTTTGCATTTAGTGTCTGTTTTGTTTCATTAGCGTTATTGGCAAGCATCTTTTTGAGACCCACGCGTT